GTTACCCTTAGAACTGTTATTAAGTTCTAATAAATAATAAAGATTAAACAGGATAGAGCTAAACAATGTTAGACTTCAATACCGAACCGTATAATGATGATTTTGATGAGAATAGTAAATTCTATAGAATCCTATTCCGTCCAAGTTATGCTGTGCAAGCTAGAGAATTAACTCAGCTACAGACCATCCTCCAAAATCAAATTAAACGTCATGGTGACCATGTGTTCCAACAGGGAGCAATGGTTATTCCAGGTCAGATTTCTCTTGACACTAAATTTAACTATGTTAAGTTGGAAGCATTTAATCAAGCTGGTGACGTAACTGAAACTTTTGTTGCTGATCTTGCAGGCGCAACTCTTATCGGTGCGTCTGGAGTGACTGCTCAGGTACTCGCAATCGAGAATGCTGATGGTGCAGATCCAACAACTTTATACGTTCGTTATACAACTTCGGGTACTGATAATGTAACAAAAGTTTTTGCTGATGGTGAAATTTTAACTACTTCTGATGACGCATATACTGTTACTGCTCAAGTTACATCTGCAACTGGTGTTGGATCAGCGGCAACTGTTCAACGTGGTGTATATTATGTAAATGGTTATTTTGTTCTTTGTGATGAGCAAACAATTGTTCTTGACAAATATAGTAATGAACCTTCTTATCGAGTTGGTCTTACTGTCATTGAAAGTAAAATTACTCCAGAAACTACTGGATATGAAAGTCTTTTAGATAATGCACAAAACAGCTTTAACTTTGCTGCTCCAGGTGCACATCGTTACTTTATTGATTTAATTCTTTCTAAAGTTGCCCCAGATTCTGAGGATGATGTTGACTTTATTGAACTTCTATCAACTTTTGAAGGTCAGGTCAAACGTGAAGTAACTCAAACAGCATATGCTGAGATTGAGAAAACATTGGCTCGTCGTACATATGATGAGTCTGGCAACTACACAATTCGCCCTTTCGCCATTGATGTTCGTGAACATCGCAATAATAATCGTGGCGCATGGGTACAAAATAAAGCATATTTAATTGGCGATGTGGTTACCAATGGTGGTAACACTTACGTCGCCAGTAATTCTGCAACTTCTGTTAATATTCCACCAACTCATACTAGCGGAACATCATATGATGGTGCTTCTTCAACTGGTATTAACTGGGAATATAATGAGAACCCAGTATATAATCGTGGCATTTATTCACCAGAAAGTGGTGGAAGTGAAGCTAAATTAGCGATCGGTATGGAGCCAGGAAAAGCATATATTCAGGGTTATGAGATAGAGAAAATCGCAACTGAATATGTCACTGTTAATAAAGCACGTGACTTTAATCAAACGACTGATACTTATCTAACTACTCCAGTTGGTAACTTTGTTTATGTAACAAATATTAATTCGCTGCCACCTTTTGATTCAACGAGTGGTATGCCAACTATTACGATTTACAATAGATTTACATCTTCTGTTGGGGTTGCTCCAACAAGTGCAACTGCTGTTGGTACTGCACGTATTCGTGGAATTGAATGGGATTCTGGTACAATTGGTACACAGGGTGCAGTTTACAAACTATACCTATTTGATGTAAGATTAAACACTGGCTACGATTTTGATCGTGACGCCAAGTCTTTCTATTATAGTCGTAGCGATACTAACTTAAACTTTACTGCTGACGTAAAGGAAATTGCAACTCAATTGGTTGGTTCAGCAACAACTTATACTAGTTATCCAGGAACACGTGGTGCATCTACTACCATCTATGGTATTGGAACTGCGTTCTCTGGTGGTACAACTACTAGCCCAGCACTTAAGGTTGGTGACTTTATTTTCCTTAATACAACTACTGGCGATGTGCGTCGTAGAGTTACTGCAATTACAAACAATCAACAGATTACTGTGGATTCTTCAGTAACAGTTGATGGTGGTATTATCAAACTTATTAAATCTAGAGTTCAAGAACCACAGAGCAATAAGTTAATCTACCCACTACCAAATTATGCTATTCGTTCAGTTCGTGATGCGAACTCAACTAAACAAATTATTTACTATGGTATGCAATATCTTTCTGGCACTTCTGGATCTGGATCTGGTGGTTCTTGTATGCTTACTATTAATACTACTGCTGGTGTATTTGCTGAGTCTACTGAAAATGATAACTATATCGTAGTTTGGTATGATGCATCTTCTGGTGGTACAGTTGTTCAACCAACATCTATTAGTGCTGGTGGATCTTCTTCTATTACATTCACTCTTCCTGATACTTACGCTTCTTCTAACTTTGTTGTTATGGCAACGATTAAGAAGGTTGGTTCTGATGGTGGTGAGAAGACTAAGACACTACAAACTGTAACTCAGACTTATACTACTCAGACTGCTGCTGCTAAAGCTGTTTTATCTTTAGGTAAAGCAGACGTTCTACGTATCAAATCTATTATGATGGATACTGGTTCGTTCGCATCACCTACTGGTAACTATGGTATTAGTATTTACGATCGTTATGACTTTGATAATGGTCAGCGTGATACACACTATGACATTGGTCGTTTGATTCTTAAGCACTCATATTCACCACCTTCTGCTCCAATCTCAGTTACCTTTGAGTTCTTTACACACTCATCTGGTGATTACTTCACGATTAACTCATATCCAGCAACTGTTAAGTTGGTAGATATTCCTTCATATAATAGCGTATCTCTACGTGATGTATTAGATTTCCGTCCACGTATTAATGATGCTGGAACTACTTTTGCTGGTTCTGGATCATCTTTTAGTATGCATCCAAAACGTGGTCAGGATATTACTGTAGATTATTCTTACTACCTATCTCGTAAAGATAAAATCGCTATTGATTCAAGTGGAACCTTCTTTAACATTGCGGGTGTTTCTGCGTTAGTTCCTGGCGAGCCATTAGATCCAGCATTGGGTATGGTTCTCTACAAGTTTACACTTGAACCATATACTTTCGGCACATCAAACGCAAATATTTTAATTGATCAGGTTGATAATCGTCGTTATACAATGCGTGATATTGGTAAACTAGAAAAGCGTATTGACAATCTAGAATACTATACTTCCCTTTCATTATTAGAGCAAGAAACAAAAAGTCTATCAATCGTTGACGCAAATGGTTTAGATCGTTTCAAGAATGGTTTTATTGTTGATGCCTTTACTGGTCATAATGTAGGTAATGTATTATCCCCAGACTATTTGTGTTCTATCGATAGTGAGCGTGGTGAGTTGCGTCCATTCTACGTAATGGATAACGTAAACTTAATAGAAAGTTTATCAAACGATGCTGATCGAACTACTGCTGGTTATAAAGTTTATGGTGATGTAATCACATTACCATTGAACTCTAGTACACCTCATGTACCTTTAGTCACTCAACAATATGCTTCTCGTCTTGAGAACATTAATCCATTCGCAATCTTTACGTTCCTCGGAGATGTTCGTTTAAATCCATCTTCAGATGACTGGTTTGAAACTAAACGTGCTCCAGATATCGTTCGTAACGTAGAGGGTAGTTTTAATACAATCGCTGCACTGGCAACACAGGCTGGTATCCTAGGTACTATCTGGAATGCATGGCAAGTAAACTGGATCGGTCAGCCAGTACCAACTGGTGGTTCATTGATTCAATATACTTCTGGTGATAACTGGGCGAACCAACGTGCTCTTGAAGAGGGTGCTACTTATATTAACGTAGACGAATTCAACAGACGTTTCGGTGACGCTGGTGGACGTAATGCTCCTGCTCGTCAGGTTTTTGTTTCACAATCTGCACAAACTGGTACTAGATCTAGAACTGGTGTTAAATCAACTCTTGCTGTGCAATTTGAACGTCAAATTGTTGATGACAAAGTAGTTTCTACTGCGTTGATTCCTTATATCCGCAGTCGTAATATTCTTGTTCAGGTTAAAAAATTAAAACCAAATACAACATTCTATCCATACTTTGATAATATCGGAGTTGGTTCATACTGTACTCCATCTTCAATATTCACTTATACACTACCATCTGCAACTGCAACTGATTTTGAAACTGCAAAGAACTCTGGCTCGTTAGCCTCAGAAACTGCACGTGTTATTGTAGAAACTTCTGGCGTGTTTAAAGCAGATGCTGGTGGTAATATGTGTCTAAACGTAGGTGACGTAATTACTGGTGCATCTTCTGCTGCCACTGCCGTAGTTGTTGGTAAGTCATACGATGAAGAAAATAATATTCGTAAACTTCATGTTATGAATATTAAAGGTATTTTCACTACAAATGAATCTATCTCTGGTTCAATATCTGGCGCAACTGCAACTTTGACTGTTAAAGAAACAAATAGATCTCAGGGTGCTGCTCTTGTAACTAACGCTATTGGTGATTTAAACTTTATCTTCTTTATTCCAGATAGCGATGCATTAAGATTCCGCACTGGTACTCGTGAATTTAAGTTGCTTGATGTAAGCACTGTAAATGGTCAACAAACTTCTTCTGCTAAAGTTCAGTATGAAGCTAAGGGTATCGTAGAAACTCGTCAGCAGACAATTAACTCTATTCGTAATGGTCACATTATTCAAGAGATTGTTAATGAGAACGATACTGTTTCTAGAACAATTGAACGTATTGCACGTGATACTGGTTGGTATGACCCACTCGCTCAGACTTTCCTTGTTCAGAATAAGGGTGGTGCGTTCTTAAGTAAAGTTGATATCTTCTTTGCCACTAAAGATGCAAACCTTCCAGTTACTCTTCAGATTCGTGAAGTAGTAAATGGATATCCAGGTAAGAAGATCCTACCTTTCTCTGAAGTAACTTTGAACTCACATCAGGTTAACCTATCTGCAACAAATGTAACAATGACTGATGGTTCTGGTGCCTCATATCCTAAGTACGACACTCCAACTACTTTTACTTTCCCATCTCCTGTTTATGTTCAGGATGGCCAAGAGTATGCTATCGTTTTAGCATCAGATTCAAATAATTATAAAGTTTGGATTAGTCAGATGGGTGATCAGATTCCTGCTTCTGCAAGAACTATTTCTGAGCAACCTTATGCTGGTGTCCTATTCAAGTCACAAAATGCTTCTACTTGGACAGCAAATCAAGACCAAGATTTGAAGTTTACAGTTTATCGTGCTAATTTTGATACACAAGTAACTGGTGAAGTTGTATTTACTAATGATGTTCTACCAGTTAAGATTATTGACATTGATCCATTCGAAACTGTTTCAGGAACTAACAAAGTGCGTGTGTGGCATCGCGATCATGGTATGTTTGTAAACTCCAAAGTACAGTTCGATAACGCAGATACTACTGTTTATACTGGTGTTGCATCTTCTGGTGGTACTATTACT